GTGTTTGCAGTTTCAGTTGTTAGTGCATTAGCCACCGCAATAGGCACATTAATTGTAAAAGACACACCAGCAGTTGTTAAGTCTAAAGCTTGCACAAACGCGGTTGCTTCAGGTTCATCAAACACAACATAACTGCTTTCAGTTTCTGTAAGTCCAACATAAAACGCGCCTAAATCAGCAGCTCCTGCATCAATATAAATATCACTGTCACCCGGCACATTTACAAACGTAGTGCCAAACCATTCGTTTAATGCCCATTCAAATAAGATGTGTTGTGCATTGTATTTACAACGCGGTTCAATGCCCACAAAATTGTCTTGAATCTTAAACCAATAGTTTGTGTTTGTTGGCAAATTACCAGTGCTTGCTACCCAACATTGATACACTGATTTGTCTGTGTATTTCACTTGGTTACCTACTGCATAGGCAGTTGCACCGCTATACAATGCCGCTGCATTCCCATCTTTAAACGTGCCAAACATTGTGTTGTATAGCACTTGCAATGGTTTTACAAGTGTTTTAGTCCAAGCTTTGTAAATCGGCAGCCGCTTCTTTGGTGGCAAGAAGTTGACCGCGAATGTATCTGTATTTATGATGCTACTCATTATTGTACGATATAATTTAACGTGTCGGCAAAAAGATGTCCTGCAGTTGTTTCTTGCACTACATAGCCCGAAATAGTTTGATATTGCACACTATCAACACCCAATAAAAGATTATACAATGTTACGCCTGTGCCATAAGCAACAGTATCTTTTCTTACTAATATACGTGCTAATGATACCGAAATAACACCCTCTGCCGCTTGCATAGCATCAACAACTGATTGTGTACTTATAACACCGTTAAATGGCAAGTTAGCCATATAATTGTTTAAGGCTGCCACTACATTTGTGCTTATTACTGCTGAATATTGACCATTGTAATAGATAGTTGCTGCCACTTCCATCTTATCGCTATTCTCATTGATAATCGTAAACGCAATGCCCGCAGGATTAAAGGTTTCAATATATCTTTGCAACGATGCTTTTTCAATAAGTGACAATGGCGCTGGAGGATTCGATTTAGCAACCTTAATTAACACCGTTCTGTTTGGGGCGGTTATTACTGCACACCTTGTCAATATTTGATTAGCAGTGTTAATTGTTGGATATTCAACAGTGAATGTTGTTGTGTTTAATTCAGCAATATCGCCACTTTGAAACTTTAAAACTTTGTTGCGTGTCCATTGCGGGGTGCTTGGTGCTGCTGTGCTTGCTATGGCTTCCAAATCTGTTTTAAATATGTCTTGCAATTGCTCAAATATAGCTATGCAACTTGCTACGATAAAATAATATAGATTCCATTTGGCAGTTTGACTTGTTGAGGTCAATGCCGATAATGTTGTGTCTGCATTCTTTGCATCCAACATTGATTGTTTTATTTGTGCTACTGTTCTGGCCATTATTATAGTGTTAAAACGTAGTAAGAAACATACACATCTAATTGCCCATCGCCAGCCGTTGGGTTTCCGATTTGCGCGCCAATAGTAAGCGGTAAATCATCAACAATAGAACCTCCTAATGATACTGTGGGTGTTATGCTTCGGCTGCTATACTTGTCTTGGTTTCCAGATATTGCACTATTGTAGTTTACTTGGTATAGTGAACTATTTGGCGATAGTGTGATATTTAAGTTTGTTGCATATTCAATAGTGCCAAAACGATAACGCAATAATACAGTAAATGGTATTATTACTTTGCCTGCACCTTGCGCAGCAACTAATGTAATAGGTGCAAACCACCTGCAAGTGTATAGGCCGCAACGGCATTAACATCAGTTAACGATGTCTGTGCGTTTTGGTTTACTATTACTTTCTCTGCGCCTGTTAGTGTCGTTGCTATTGGTAACTCGGAAATTTTTTGCTCTGCCATTTTATTGTTGTATTATTAGTTTATAACCGCTTTCTGTTAATAATTCGTAACCTAATTCACTTGCCAACGCTACGGATTCAGGTATGTCACCGCTGCGAATAACATCGTCTTCCATTTGTGGACTATTGTTTGTAATTAATGTTGTAATATTTGCTTCTATTGTTGGCGCGTACATTGCTGAATAATCGAAGCCTTGCATTGTGTAGGTAATAATAAATTCTTGTACGTTGGTATGGTCTGCTGATTGAATTTCACTTCTGCGCAGAAATCTACTGTTGTAAGGTGTTGACCAACCATGTATCAAAGCATTTAAGTCTTGTTTTAGTTGCAATATATCGGTGTCTTCAGTCTTGTAGCTTTCAAAACCTAAATGCAAAGCAATTGACATTGTGCCTTGTTGTTGGCCTTGCAAGTTTTCAATGTAGTCGGCAGATGGGAACTCAATAAAACAACAAGGATAATTAAATGGTATATTAATATCCTCACGCTCAAATTGGTTGTTCCATAGTGCAACATACTTCAATGATTGAAGTGTGCTAATACGTGCCTTTAATTGGTTATATATTGCTAACTGCATTACTTAAAAATGTTATCTAATCGTTTAACAATAACTGCTTTTACTTTCTCATTCAAGTTGTAAGAATCGCCCATAAATTGACGCTTGGGCATATTTTTTAAACCATTGTTATGTCGCGCAGCATAAACCAAATCAGTTGAAATCTTAATCGTTAACGCTGCTCTGTTTGCAGGATTACGTATAATTGACCGCCTTAAATCTCCAGTCTTAACCAATATTGCGCGTGTTGTGTCATCAACTGTTTTACCGCCTTTAGTTTTATACGTTGTGCGCTTTCTCGGTTTCCATTTCTGCACATTCTTGTCATCAAAACCTTGTTTCCTAAACGAATCAACAAAAAACACTTTTGCAGTGTTACCAACATCTACAATAGCCGCTTCCATCGCTTTACGCGCTTTCTTTTCTGCCTGTTTTAAATCGAATTTATTGCTCTTGCTCATTTATCGGTTCAAAGATAATGTTATTTTCTTGTTCGGGTAATGGTTCACTATGGTCGTTTTCACCAACTAATATTTCTTGAGGTATTTTTTCAAATGCAATACAAGACAAATTGCCTAAATAATTTTTACAAACACTGCAAAGTAGTTTATCTATTAACATAATTATTTATTTTTAAATGATTCAAAAACTTTTAATAAATCTTTAGGAACTCCAGTTTCACCATAAGTCCTATATTGAGTATACCATTCTGCAAAATATTCTCGTTTATTTGTTTTGGCATATTGTGATGGAATATCTTTACTATCCCATTTCCAAACTATTTTACCCTCTTGATTAGGTTTTTCTCCAAAACCATTCCACATTATATGATTTTTGTTTGTGTAATCTCTTAAATGCCCTATTTCATGTGTAATAGTATTAGCTATTCTTTCTGAAGCATTATTTGTCATTGAACCTATTGAATAAGGTACAAACTTTTCATTTTTATTTATTTTATCCTCAATTTTAGATATATCTCTTTCTATTCTTGATATAGTGCTGTTTACGTTTGTTTGATTGTATTTAGGATTGTCTAAATGTTTATTTTTAAAATCATTTAATGCAGCTTGCATTCTATTTTTTTCATCTACAAAACTTTTGCTTTCTATTGGCTTATAATTGTTAAATGTTGTTTTATTTATTGTTATTTCTTGAGAATTTATATGATATCTTCCTAAATCAGCACCTCTTGAAGAAAATACTTTTAATGATTTAAGTTCACTTAATGAAGAATATGTATTTTCTAATTCTATTGTTTTTAAAACCGAATTTGCTAAATCCAATTTAAGACCGTTTAAATCAACTTCTTTAATTCCAAATTCCTTTATTCTATCTTCTACTTCCTTAATATTCATTGCAGGCTTAAACACTTTCGGCACTTCAACAACAGGCGCAGGTCTTGGTGCTTGTGGTATAGGTAAATTCCAATTCTTTTTAGCCATTTCTTTGTCACCTTTTGCAATGTCAAAATAAGGGTGCTTGTCTTTGCCCTTTTCCTTAAACACATAGCCATCAATGCCAGCGTTCATACGAAACAATGGCGGCACATCTTCGGGCGGTGTAAACTTACTCAAATCAGTTTCTTGCCCCTCTGATAGTTGTATTACGGTACAACGACAACGCCATCCGTTAGGAGGATAGTATTGTTTCCAGAATGGGTCGCTGATAGGGCGAATGATGTTATCTAACGCTTGATGTGTTGGCCTTACTCTGCCATCGCCAACAGTTTGATATTGCAATAATGGCAACACATCGGCATCGGCTTCAATACGTTTCCAATCTGATGCCATACGTGCTGATGCTTTAGCAGTTTGATATTCGGCTTGCAAATAGTCTTCGTTGTATAGCGTAAACATCGGCCTAACTGCCTCTTTAAACTTATAGAAGTTTGATTGCAATTCGGGGTCGGCCAACATTGCAGTCATTGCCCTTGTTTGTTGGTAGGTTTTAGCACCACTAAATATGTAGATGTTATTGGTTAAATCAGCAGTTAATATTTCATCAACAACTGGCGCTAAATCAATGCCCTCTTTTAAATACTTTGCTGTCTTTAAATATATTCCCTCTGGCAACACTTGGTTATTAATCGCACCTATCCACACATCGTTTGACATACGATTAAAATCGTTTTCATCAAATGGTGTTGGTGGGTCAACCTCCTTATCAATGTTCAATATGTCGCAGTAGCCGCACATCTAACTATAAATGTTTCTTAATCGTTTTGCAATGTTTTCAAGTTGGCTTTCGCTTTCGCTTTCGTTTTCGTTTTCGTTTTCTGTTTTGGGTTCGGTTTCGATTACTTCTTCTTCTTCTTCCATGCCCATTTCATCCTGTAACTCAATGCCATATTTATGCTCTAAATATTCGTGTTCAAACTTAACGTATGGCATAAATGAAGCATCTATCTTTGCTTGCTCCATCAATGGCAGATTCTCACTGTCATCATACTTGAATGTGCATCCTGCCAAGTCAAAACCATTACGAATCATCATCGGAACTAACTGGTCTTCAATAATGAATTGCATTTTTAACGTGTCTTGCTTTGCAATCATAGCAGCAACACCCTCATGAACATTAGCCGAACCACTATAAGACTTTTCATCAGTTGTGCCTGTTTGCCCTAAAATGATTTTACTTATTTCGCTATTGCAACGCTCCACCATTTTATCGAATACGGCATAGGCATCTGTGCGGCTTGCTTGCATCAATTCAATGTTGTCGTTTAAATCCAAAACCGCCCACGAAGCTACACCCATATTGCGCAGCATATTCTCCATGTTTTTGCGGGTCATTTCATCGCGCACATCTGTTTTACCCACTC